GGACTTATGTAAAATCAGGCTACCGAGGATTTGCGTTCGCCAGACGCATGATCGAAGAAGCTACAACCAACCAGCCTATCTATTACCCTTGGCGCTCTCGCGCAGCTATCCCAGTAGCTCTATCGTTTGACGCTATCTACCATCCATTTTTATTAGAGGACTTGTTGACCCATGAGCCGCATTAAAAAGATTATCACCTACGAAAACATCCAACTTGAGAACACAGACGGCACTAGGCCAAAAGGCTCTTGGGCGCGCCTGCAAAAAACTTTCACCGATGCCAACTTTGACATGTCTTTTGTCCAAGGTGTTGGCGTTAAGTTAGTATCAAAAGAAGACATCACGGCATGCCATTTCATTATTCCGTATAGTAATCTGCCGTTTATCATTGTGGAGCCTGGAAACGATGAGACAGAAGACCAAGATCCTAAAGCCCGACCAGTTCGTACTAGACGTAGCCGAAGACCAGCAGCCGACCCGGTTCCCGAGCAATCCCCAACGCAGCATGAAGGCGGCCCTTGGTAGTGGCGACCAGCTAGACGACGTTAGACTGTCCAAATACAAAGAAGAGTACTGCGATAAACTTTTGCGCATGGCCTCATCTGGCTACTCAGCGCGTGCATTCTGTGCGTCCATCGATATCTCTTATGCGACTTTTTTGAGATGGAAAGACTGCATCCCTGATTTCGCAGAAGCGGTTGAGGTAGCAACAATGAAGCGTCACCTGTTCTATGAACACCAGGGCCTCACTAATTTAGAGAACAGATGGTTCAACTGCGGACTCTTTGACCGTCTCACCAAGGCAGTTGCTAAATGGAAAGATGACCAGGTGACCGTAGAGCATCAACACACGCATGTACTTAAGAGGCCAGAAGAGATGACGGCGCAAGAGCGTAGGGACAAGATCAAAGAACTCACGAGCAAGCTTAATGCTGTCAATTGAAGCGGAGCTCCTTGGCCTACTCAACTTCGAAGACCGTCTCGAAGGTCTATTTGATCACTGCTTTGCACAGCAGCGAGAGGCCATAGCGCATGATTCTAAACGCAAAGTTATCAGATGCTCACGCCGGGCAGGCAAGACCGAACTAGCTGCCGTTAAACTAGTGCATAGCTCCTTGCAGTCTCCCAATGGCATCAGCCTCTATATTGCACTCACCCGCAAGTCAGCTAAGCGACTCCTTTGGTCTCGCCTCAAGGAGATGTGTTACCAATGGCAGCTCGACTATGAGGCTAGCGAAACCGATCTCATTCTGAAGTTTGAGAACGGCAGCGAGATATGGCTAGCAGGAGCTAATCAAGAAGACGTCGCAGAGACCCTTAGAGGTCATGCATACCGCTCAGTTATCCTAGATGAGTGTGCGTCATTCAGAGGACACATAGACACACTTATCGAAGAAATACTTGAGCCAGCTACCCTCGATGAGAACGGCGACTTGTGGATCATGGGGACGCCTAGTTGGGACTTCAGCAGCTATTTTTACAAGGCCAATCACAACCCTGATCAATGGCAGTCATTTTACTGGACTCTGTTCGACAATCCGAACATCAAGAATTCTAAAGCTTGGGTAGAAGATCTGAAGCGCCGTAGAGGCTGGTCTGAGGATAATCCTGTCCTTCTGCGCGAGTATTATGGCTACTGGACCAAGACGACAGATGATCTCGTTTACCTGTTCAATCCTCTGCGCAACACGCTGCATTCCCCTTCAAGTCACTATGCCAACAAGGTACTTGGCATTGACCTTGGCTTTGAAGATGCAACGGCGCTAGCCATTGTGGCGCATGAACAGGATAGTCCAGAGGCTCACGTTATCCACGCTGAGCAGCACAGGCATCCGCTTATCTCAGATATAGCTGCAAAGGCTAAAAGGCTCATAGATGAACACAAGATACCAACGGTTGTTATTGACGAAGGGGGCCTAGGCAAGGCCATAGCCGAGGAATTTAGGGCTCGTTACGGTATTAACTGTAAGGCTGCACAGAAGCGCGACAAGAGACTGTATATTGAGCTGTTCAATGCAGAGCTCAAAGAAGGGCGTGTGAAGGTACTCGAAGACTGTCCGGTCATTGAGCAGTGGAACAGTTTGAATTGGGACGAAGGTAAACAAGTCGAGAAGCCTGGCCAATCAAATGACTGTGCCGATGCCGTACTGTACGCATGGCGAGAATCGTACTATTATCTCGAGCAAGTCAGACAAGCCAAACCCAAATACGGAACAGCTGAGTACTTTGAGCAGCAAGAGCGCGATCTCATTTATGCCAAAGAACAGCAGCTCATGAAAAGGAATAATAGACCATGGTGACTCTTAACAATGACGCATGGTGGAAGTCCGAAGGCGAAGACGCTGCTAAGATGCTCTTTGAAGAAATCAAGACTATCACGTCCCAGGATACTGCGCGTCTGCAAATGCTTAACCGCTACATCAAACTGTACACAGGCAGAGACAACGTAACAATACAGACACAGAATCTTATCAGCAGACTGAAACTTATTCCAGACGTCTCCAAGGTAGTTGAAGACTCATTGCGATATAACGTTGTGCAATCGTCCATCAACACACTGCACAGCAAGATCTGTAAGCGCAAAGAAAAAGTACGCATGCTCACCTCGGGCGGATCATGGCAACAGCAGCGACTCGCGCAGCGAGCAGACCGCATGCTCTACGGTGCTTTTATGCAGGCCAAGGTTCATGAAATTAATATGATGCAGACCCTCGACTCATACTGGAGCGGATCAGGCTTTGTGCAGGTAGGCCACAGGTTGCGCGGCGGTAAGGTTGAACTGTGCCTTAACCGCATTCACCCGGCGGAGATTATCGTAGATTACGAAGACTCCGAAAACGGTGACCCGCAGACTATGCGGCGCATCAAGTCGGTGCCCGTTGAGCTGCTGCTTAATAAGTATCCTTCCAAGAGAAGTCAGATCGAGCTGCTCACTGTGCCCACTCATTTTCAATCTTCTACCTATGACCGTCTTTCCAGGCGCGTGCTTGTGTGCGAAGCGTGGCACTTGCCGCAGGATGACGGAACGGGCGGCAGACATATCCTTGCTATTGAAAACGCTATTCTTGACGAAGAAGGATATGACGAATTCACTTTTCCTATCATCAAACAAGACTATATCTGGGCACCCATTGGCTTCTATGGTATTGGCGTCGCGGAGTTGCTAGCCGGTCATCAATCGGAGCTTGATCAGCTTCTCTCCTATAGACAGGCATGTCTAAAGCGCGGTTCGAACCCGCGTACCTACGTCGAGAAGTCTAGTTTAGTGACCCATGCTCAGCTCAATAACGATATCAATCCGATCGTCGAGTACTCGGGCACTATGCCACAGCAGGAAGTGGCACCGCCGTATGCCGATCAGCTGTTCAGGGATATCGAAGATATCTATCAGAAGGCATTCCGTGAAGTGGGCGTGTCCGACCTTGCTGCAACAAGTCAGAAGCCGCCGGGGCTCAATTCTGGCCGCGCACTGCGAGAGTTTTCAGATATTGAAAGTGAACGCTTTCAGACTGCTGGGCAGAATAGGCAGATAGCGCATCAAGATATAGCTAGGGCAATGATCAAAGAGATTAAGCTTATCAACAAGCTCGCCAAAAGTAATAAAGAATATCGCAAGGCACAGCGCAAAGTAATGAGCTACGACAGAGAGTTCGGATTAGAGTCGTTTGACCTGACAGAGATCGAGGAAATGGGTGATGAGTTTATGATTCAAAATCACAATACCAGCATGTTCCCGCAGAAGCCAGAGGGACAACTTGAGTTTGCACAGGAGCTTGCACAAGCTGGAGTTATTAGTCAGAACGACGCGCTAGAGCTCCTAGACTTCCCTGACACCTCGGCAGTACTTACCAGGCAGCTTGCAAGCAATCAGTTTCCACGAAAGACCATCGAGCTGATGCTCGACACTGAAGTCTTTGTGTCTCCTGACCCATACGAAGACCATCCGCGCAATTTCCAGATTGCTCAGATGTATTACAACATCGGTAAACTGGCAGACTACGAAGAAGTCAAGATGGACCTGCTGCGGCGCTATATGGACGCTAACGATAGATTCGTCAAGCTAGCGCAGAAAGCGCAACAGGCGCAACAGGCGCAGCAAATGCCGCCACAGGCCCCCATGACCCCAGAGGCCCCCATGGCCGCCTCACCCGAACAAGCGTTATTAGAGCAAGCAGCAATTTGAAGGAGCTAGCATGTCCGAGTTACTCAATAGTTTATCCCAAGCCCCCATGTCCCAGGATGTCCCGGGTAAATCCGATGCACCTATAGGCGAGCCGCAATCCGAGATCGAGCGACTCAGGGCAGAGCTCAAGAAAAAAGAAGATTCGCTGACGTCTAAATTTCACGGCCTCACTTCTCGCGAGCGTGCCCTTATGCAGCGCGAGCAAGAGATCAAAGAGAAGTTTAGACAAGTTGGCAGCATTGACGAGCTCAATGGACTAGCTGAAAAAGAGCCGCTCAAACTGCTCGAGAAGTTTGGGCTCAACTACGACAAACTGACAGACATCTACGCTGGCATGAACCCAGAGGATGAAACAAAAAAGACCGTATCGAGTCTGCAAAAAGAGCTTGAATCTCTTAAATCCAAGCTGCAGGAAGAATCATCGCAAGGGCAGATGAAAGAGATCATGCGTGTCAAAGACGCCAAACTCCAAGGACTCAAGGCACTTGCCGCGCGTGATGATTCAGGCTATGATCTAGTCAATCAATTCGGCAGCCACGAAGACGTTCTGGTTTATATGAGCGAGCACTATAACGCCACGGGTGAGATCCTCAGCGATGAGGAAGCCATGCAACACGTTGAATCAAGGCTAGCTGAAGGTTTTAAGAAAGTGGTTTCTAATCCTCGGATCAGAAAACTGCTAGGTTTATCAGAGCAAGAGCAAAGCAGGTCAGAGCAAGCGCGGCCATTCGGACTCAGTGACTCAGGACTAAGAAACCAGAGCACACGACAAGATGACACGCGCGATCTCAGCGACACTGAGAGATTTGAGCTAGCTCTAAAGCTACTTCCGGATCTGCAAGGTCTACGCTAAATCCCTGTCTCCATCGTGTGCCATATTTAACACAATGGAGATTATACAATGGCTCTTGACCTAACTACCTTCGGCCCGGCGCTGAAGACTCTCTATCCGCCAGACAAGATCGAAAAACTCATTTATTCCGACAAGCCGATGATGGCTATGATTCCTAAAGATGAGTCCTTCTTTGGTGACAGCTCCAAAGAAACATTGATGTATGGCAACCCTCAGAATATCTCGGCCACTTTTGCAACAGCACAGGCGCAGAACCATAACAGCGAGTACAAGGCATTCTTGCTTACCCGAGTTAAGAAGTATGGCTTTGGCTTTGTGGACAACGAAACAATTCAGGCATCGTCAAACGAAAAGGGCGCATTCCTCAAAGCTCTGACCGAAGAGTATGAGAATGCAATCGCTGGTGTATCCCAAGCCATTGCTATTGACCTTGCTCGTGACGGTACTGGTGCACTTGGACAACGCGCTAGCATTTCAACCAACACGGTAACTTTCAGCGCTCCTGAAGATGCGCGAAACTTTGAAGTTGGAATGACTGTTATTGCTGCTTCTGCTCCATCGGGCGGATCGCTGCGAGCAGGTTCGACAACTGTTACAGCTGTTGACTCCGGCGCTGGTACAATTACCCTCGCGTCTGCTGCGGCAATTACATCATTTGCTAACAGTGACTACCTGTTTCGGTCTGGAGACCGTGGTCTCTGCTTGTCTGGTGTTAGCGCATGGATTCCTTACGATAGCCGCGCTACTGCTCTTGCTGCATCGTTCTTTGGCGTTACTCGTTCGGCTAACCCTAGTCGTCTAGCTGGCCTTGCTCCTGACTTGAGCACTCTGCCAATTGAGCAAGCAGTATCTCGAGCTGTAACGTTGGTTGAAGCTGAGGGCGGTATGCCAGACTATGGCTTCATGTCTTTTGAAGATTTTGAAGACCTGCGCAATGCGCTTGGCTCAAAGGTTTACTACAATGAAGTGGTAACCAACTCTGGACAAGCTAAGTATGGCACAATCGGATTCTCTGGTATCAAGGTTCACGGCTCTAAGGGTGCAATCACCATCCTTGCTGACCGTACTGTACCAGCTGGACGATTCTTTTTGCTGACTTCTAAGAGCTGGAAGCTTCGCTCACTTGGCCCTATCGTTGATGCGTTCAATACGGACACGTTACCTTGGCTTAGACAGGCGAATGCCGATGGAGTAGAAATCCGGCTTACTAGTTACTCAGGCCTGGTATGCAGAGCCCCTGCATGGAACCTCCACGGGAAGCTTCGTTAATTAATAGGTCAATGAAAGGAGATTAATATGCCAACAGTGACCTATTTAAAACGCAATCCGCCGATGGCCATAGAGCAGGGCGTAACTGCTTTGTACATTAAGCTGACAGTCGGAAGCACCGGGGCTGTGTCTGCAACAAGTGGATACGGACTCACAAGCATTACGCGAGATGCGACGGGCGAGTACACGATCCTTTTAGATCGTAAGTATAAAAAGCTTTTAAAGTATCACGCAACTTTCATCCAAGCGACGGATCAGGGGCTTATCACGAGCATCAAGACTGATTCCACAAGCTCGGCGGGATCGCTTGCTATCCGAACAGCAGTGGGAGCCACCGAAACGGACCCAAGCAGCGGCACGATTATTCTCTTTGAAATCGTTGTAGCTGACACTGGAATGACTGGCGGTGTAGCATGATGGGCATGGGATCTGATAAAAAGGTTGGGTCCCTGCTCATCGCTCTGAGCGGTGGAATGAAGGCCAAGGAAGGCCCGAAAGATCCTTACTCTGATATCGTCTCTATCTGCGCTGAACGCGTAATAGAGGCATTCAAAGCAGGTGATCCTGAGATGCTCATCAAAGAGCTGCCAAAGCTTTTGGCCGTTCTGCCGTCTCCAGAGTTTGAGTCGGAAGATGAAGGCGAAAGTGAGATGGAGGATTAACGGTGGCAGACACAGCGACGGCTTCAGTTTTAATGACCGATGTTCGTCGCTTGACGGACACCGATAGCGATGCGCATATCACAGATGCGTATCTACTCACTCTCATTGATCGCAGTTACAACAAACTCTACAGACTCATAGCAACACAGTATGAGTCCTTCTTTGACACTGAAGACACTTCTAAGAGTCTTATAGTCGGCCAGCGTGATTATGCGCTAGCGTCTGACTTGATGCATCTTAAAGGTGTTGACATTGTCATTAGCGGGGACCGTTACCCGCTGCGCACTTACAACTTTTCTGCACGCACAGGCAAACAGAACGCTAGTCTTGTGAGCCGTTTTGACCTGCGCGCTGCATCTAGATACCGGTACCGCAGCCAGGCTAATAACTTGCGTATTGACCCTGTGCCTGATTCAACTGAAGCCATTGTGATGACCTACGTCCCAAGGCCTACTCGCATCACAACATCAGGCCAGACGTTTGATGTATTGTCTGGCTTTGATGACTTCATTATCTATGACGCCTCTGTGCAGGTACTCACAAGGCAGGAGCGCGACCCTTCGGCAATGGCTGCCCTCAGGCAAGATGCCATGCAGGCAGTCGTAGCTGCAGCTAGCCCAAGGGATGTAGGCGACCCGGTCAATGTGACCGATGTATTCTTCCAAAGGAACGCTTACCCATGGCGGTGACGTTCACAATTAAAAAGCAGATAGCGACAAAAGATGACGCATTTGATGCCGTCAATAATCTGCAATCTGATTTAATAACTGTCATGAGTCAACTCACGCAGGCTGTTTCTTCTCAAATGCAGCTTATTACTAACGTGAGTTTAAACAGCACCACAGCATCCCTTGTTGCTCACAATTTAGGCTATGAATGCAGAGGGTTTGTTGTCGTCAACAAGACAGCATCCTTTGACGTTTACAGGGACGGGGCAGCTACCAATCCAGACCCTTTGCGGTATATAATGCTCAGAACAAGCGCGGGAACTCAGACGGTTAGCTTATTGGTATTCTAGGAGACAACTAGCATGGCATTAGAGAAACAGATAGTACCCATGCCGCTAGCCAAAGGCCTAGACCTCGGCACTGCTGACAATCTGCGCGACCCAGACTTATTGAGTTCTGGTATCAACTGCGAGCAGCTAATTACCGGCGAGATAGTTAAGCGCCAAGGCTTTGCGTCTCTTGCTACGCCAACT